AGTCGTTCGCCAGCCATCGCCACAGCAAGAGGCCGCCCAATGAGCACGATGCAATTTTCCGCCGACTTTTTGCTTAAGGCCGCCGAGGGCGACGCGCCGGCCAATCCGACGTTTGAGATTACGGCCTACACTGGCCGTGCTATCCGGCAGTCGTGGTCGCGTAACCCGCTCGTGGTTGACCTGGCAGGCATGGACACGACGCGGCAGGCAATCCCGATCCTGTGGGGCCACGAGGCCAGCCTGGATTCGCTGCTTGGTCAGTCCACTATCGTCGCCAACGACGGCGAGCAAATCACGCTCACCGGTGAGCTGATTGGTGAGGGCCCGCTGGCCGATCGCGTCATCAGCCTGGCCCGCAAGGGCCTGCGGCTGCAGGCGTCGATCGGGGCCGATACCGGCCGCATCGAGAACGTGGCTCCAGGCGAGTCGGTGATGGTCAACGGCCGTGAGTTCACCGGACCCGTTTCAGTCGTGCGGGCGAGTTCGCTCCGCGAGGTTTCGATCGTGCTTTTTGGAGCGGACGCCAATACGTCCGCGGCTATCGCTGCCGAAGCGAGCGAGGACGAATCCATGGCGGATAACGCCAACGAGAATCCCGTCGAGGCCACCGCGCCGCAGACGGAAGCCCCGGCGATTGTCGCCGTGGAGTCAAAGGTCGCTCCGGTCGCGCCCAGCGCCGAGGAGATCAAGGCGGAGCTGCTCCGCGAGATCAAGGCCGAGGTGCTCGGCGAGCTGCGTTCCAGCCGTCCGGCTGCCCCGGCGGTGCACGTTGTCGAGAAGGTGGAAGGCCCCGCGGTCGTTGAGGCGAGTCTGTGCCTCGCCGGCGGCCTTCCTGACGTGGAAAAGCGGTTCGACGCCCGCGTCCTCGAGGCCGCGAGCAAGAACCGTTCGGTGTCGCTTGGTGAAACGCTCATGCAGGCCGCCCGTAGCAATGGCTACGACGGCGGCAACCGGATCACCAACGGCAACCTGCGGACGATCATGGCGACCGCGTTCGCCACGCACGCGATCAGCAACGTCCTTGCCGCGACCTACGGCAAGTTCCTGTTGGCCGGTTTCAACGCCGTCGAATCGGTGTGGGACCGCATCGCGAGCGTCCGCAGCGTGTCGGACTTCAAGACCGTGACGGGCGTGCGGCTCAACGGTGGGTTCGAGTTCGAGGAGGTCAGCAACGGCGGCGAACTGAAGTCCGCCGACGCGAGCGACGAGTCTCGGACCATCAAGGCCAAGACCTACGGCCGGCTCACGAGCGTCACCCGCCAGGACATCATTAACGATGACCTGGGGGCCCTCTCGGCCGTTCCGTCGCGTCTCGGCCGCGGTGCCGCGATTAAGCTCAATAAGGTGTTTTGGGCAGAGTTCGAATCGTCCAACAGCACCTATTTCGCGAAGGAGTCCGCCGGCGCCGGTAACGCCCTGCAGCTGTCGTCCCTCAAGACGGCGGCGTCGAGCTACCGGAAGCTGTCGGACCCCGACGGCAACCCGCTCGGTATCGCCCCGGCGATCCTGCTGGTGCCCCCGGAGTTGGAAATTGCGGCGGCCGAACTTATGTCCGGCTCGCTGCTCATCACCGGCGAGAACGCGACCCGCACGAACGTCAACGTTCTGGCGGGCCGCTACCAAGTCGTCAGCTCGTCGTACCTGACGAGCGCTTCGACGTGGTGGTTGTGTGCCAATCCTGGCGACCTGCCGGCGATGGAGGTCGCCTTCCTCAATGGTCAGCGGCAGCCGACCGTCGAGCAGGCGGAGGCCGATTTCAACACGCTCGGCATTATGATGCGGGGCTACTTCGACTTCGGTGTCGCCAAGGGCGAGGCGAAGGGTGCCTACCGGATGGCGACCGCCTGACCTGCTGTGAGCATCGTTCCCGGCGGGCCGGACGCATGAGCCGTCCCGCCGGGGTTCTCAATTTTTTCGGTTTCCAGAATCAAGAAAGAAGGTTTCAAACATGGCAACGCGTGCCGATGGTTGTGCGATCGACTACACCCCGTCCACTGGCGTCGCCGCCGGCGAGGCGGTGGTGGTCGGTTCGGTGGTGGGTGTGGCTTCGCGGCCGATCGCCGCGAACGAGCTGGGTGCCCTGAACGTCGAGGGCGTGTTCTCCATCGTCAAGCCGACCGGCGCCGGTACGGCCATCGCGCAGGGCGCGAAGGTCTACCTGTACCAGAGTCAGGCCGTGACGGGTGCCACCGGCACCGTGATGGGGTTCGCGACCAAGGCTGCGGCCACGACCGACAACACGGTCGATGTGCTGCTCGTGCCGGGCGCCTGACGCCGACGTTGGCCGCGCGGCTGGGTAGCCCAAGCCCGCCGCGCGGCCACAGGGCGGACAGGTATTCGGGCAGGAGCGTTCGATGCAGGACATGATTGCCAAGGGTGCGGCCTGGTTCGACCAGCAGCGGAAGCAGCATCTTTCCGTGATGGTGGACTACAAGCCGGCCGGGGCCATGTTCTCAAAGTCCGTTCATGCCACGATCGGCATGACGCGATGGGATTCGCTGGACGCGGCCGGGCAGATGGTCCGGTTCGAAACCCGCGACTACTTCGTGTCGGCCGACGAGATGCGAGACAACCCCAAGCGGGGCGACAAGATTCACGAGATTGACGAGAGCGGCACGCGGCGGACCTACGAGGTGATGGTGCCAGGCGGTGCCAATAACCCGTGGTCGTGGGCGGACCGCGGGCAGCGGATTCGCCGCATCCATACGCAACTTGTGGAGAGTGACTGATGCCGTTTTTCTCGATCAGTAGCCCGTCATCCGGCAACGCCACGCAACTGCAAGGGCGGCCGATCGCTGCGACCGCCCCGGCCGCCGGCACGGTCCTCACCTATTCGGGCTCCGCCTGGGTGGCCTCCACTGGCGTCACGGGCCCGACCGGCCCTCACGGCACCGATGGCCCGCAGATTTACAACGGCTCCGGAGCCCCGTCGAACGCCCTCGGCGTGAGCGGCGACTTCTACCTCGATACCGGCAACTCCTATCTGTACGGGCCAAAGGCCTCGGGGAGCTGGGGGGCAGGTATTTCGATTCAAGGTGGTCCGACGGGCCCGACCGGGCCGACCGGCCCGACGGGCAGCACGGGTCCGCAGTCCACCGTCACGGGCCCGACAGGCGTGACGGGACCGACCGGGATGACGGGCCCGCAGTCCACGGTCACAGGACCGACGGGCATCACCGGCCCGACCGGCAGCACGGGCCCGCAATCCACCGTCACGGGACCGACAGGGCCGCAATCGACCGTCACGGGCCCGACGGGCACGGCGGGGCCGACCGGCCCGTCCGGCGGCCCGACGGGCTCCACAGGGCCTACTGGGCCTGGTGCTCGCACCAACGTGAACGTGCAGACGCTCGCCGGTGCCAAGACGCTCACGAGCACGAGCGAGCGGTACCAGTTCCTCAATCCGGCCGGGGAGAATCGCGACGTGACGCTGCCGACGGGCGTCGCCGCCGGCTTCGATTTCGTGATCTCCGAAACCGAGGGCGCCTACTACGAGCTCAACGTCAAGACGACGACGGCCACGGGCGTCGTGACGCTCGGTTCCTACCAGCCTTCACGCCGCGCCCAGGTGGTGTTCGACGGCACCAACTGGCAAGCACTCAACTTCTACGGGTAAGAAACAATGCCTTTCTTTTCCATCAGCACGCCGTCGTCCGGTAACGCCACGCAGCTCCAGGGCCGCACCGTGGAGGCGACCGCGCCGGCGACCGGGGCGGGCCTGTTCTGGAACGGCACGGCCTGGGCTCCAGGCAACGGCACGACCGGACCGACCGGTGCACCAGGCGTAGATGGGGCGAAGTTCTACTCGGGCTCGAGCGGCCCGACCGGATCATTCGGGAGCAGCGGCGACTTCTGGCTCGACGTGAACTCGGGCGTGCTATACGGGCCGAAGGCGTCCGGCTCGTGGGGAGCCGGCATCCAGCTCGAGAGCGGACCGCAGGGGCCGACGGGGCCGCAGAGCACGGTCGCGGGGCCGACGGGGCCGACGGGCGTATCGAACGTGACGGGGCCGAGCGGGCCGACCGGCATCACTGGTGCCACGGGGCCGACAGGCTCCACGGGCGTCCGCGGGGCGACGCTGCTCGCCGGCCAAGGGGTACCGCTCAATGCCTACGGCGAGAACGGCGATTGGTACATCGACACGCTCGCGGCCGACTTCTACGGCCCCAAGAGCGGAGGCACCTGGGGCTCGGCGACGATTGACCTTCTGGCGATCACGGGGCCAACCGGGGCACAGTCAATGGTGACAGGCCCTACGGGGGCCACTGGCGTGACCGGCCCGCAATCCACAGTCACGGGTCCGACAGGAAGCACGGGCTCGACGGGGGCCACTGGCGAGACCGGCCCGCAATCCACAGACACGGGTCAGACAGGAAGCACGGGCCCTACGGGGGCAACTGGCGA